AGTGGGAGCCGTTCGACTGGTTGCTATACTGCAACACAATAATTGAAGAAGAAGTTTTAAAGGGTGGTGCCAGGATAATAATAAATGCTCCACCCAGGCATGGCAAGTCTCTCAACTGCTCCAAGTGGTTGCCTACTTGGTATCTAGAAAACTTCCCCGATAAGCGTGTTGTCATTGGTAGCTACCAGGATACTTTCGCGAGTAAATGGGGGGGAGACGTTAAGGAAGAGTTCGACAACAACGAATTGCTCACTGCCAGACTGAACCCAAATAAAAAACGTGAAAACGAATGGGAGTTGATTGATTCCAATGGACGCAAAACCGGCGGTGGATTAAAGACCGCAGGAGTCGGTGGTGGTCTGACTGGTTGGGGTGGCGATCTAATGGTAATGGACGATCCAACCAAGAACTGGGAAGATGCATTCTCGGAAACATACCGCAGGAGGTTATGGAATTGGTGGACATCGGTATGGATGCCAAGACTCGAACCCAATGCCAGCGTAATAATTATCATGACTCGGTGGGCGCCCCACGATCTAACCGCAGTGCTAGAGTCTGGTGAGAATGGAAAAGACTGGATTCATATCAACTTCCCCGCTGTGGCCACTGGTGTAAACGACCCAATAGGCAGGCTGGCTGGTGAAGCATTATGCCCACAGAGATATCCTGTAGATGCACTGGAAGGTATAAGACGCACAATCGGATCGCATAAGTTCGAAGGACTATACCAGCAGCACCCAACATCGGTCGAGGGCAGTATCATTAAGCGAGCGTGGTGCAATAAGCGTTGGGATGTTCTACCAACCAAATTCGATTCAATGATCCAGTCCTGGGATACATCCTATGGGAGTATTGGCCCTGATGCATCATTTGTTGTTGGTCAGGTATGGGGTAAGATAGGCCAGGACAAATATCTGATCCACGAAGTCAGAAAGAGAATGACCCAGCAAGAGCAACGGCAAGCAATTCGCAATATGACAAAGCTATTCCCCGAGGCGGTCCCGATAGTTATCGAAGACGCTGCCAGCGCAAGAGGACTCAATGAAGATTTACGAAAAGAAATCAAGGGGATCGTGTTGTATCGACCGAAGGGCGACAAGCTAACTCGGTTGGACAACGTGAGTGTTGACTTTGAGACTGGCCATGTCATACTGCCAGCAGATTCCATTGCTCCGTGGATCGGTGGATACATTGAAGAAATAATATCGGCAGCCAAAGGCAACGACATGGATCGTGCAGATGCAACCAGTCAAGGAATTGACTATTTGAACCATCGTCGCAAGCCTCGTCATGGTGTGCCAGGACAGAAAAGATAGGAGTCGGCTATGTCAAAGTTCGGAGACATAATCAGGATGGGTAATAGAAGCACACTCCAAATGCCTGATGCATTTCATCGCAAGGCTGCTAACATAAACCCGACTGCACGAACGGCAGTGTACAGAGATGGCAATCCAGTTCGCACCGAGTGGACAGCAACGAAAGCAATCAAGGATGGTCTAAAAGCATCGTCCTGGGTGTATTCTTGTATCTCAACTATCGCAGAGAACGGTGGTGCTGTGCCGTGGTTCGGTGGCACTAAGGATGCCGATGGTAACTTTGTACAGAACAAAACAAGTAAGCTGTCGATGTTCCTTGAGACTTTGAACCCAAATGTCGGTAGTAGTATGATCCTGGAAACATGGATATATCATTTGCTTCTGACTGGTAATAGCATGAGCGTTATTGTCAGAGCGAAGGATACAAGCCAGCCTGGGTCGCCAGAGTTGCCGAAGTATCTGTGGCCTGTATCTCCGGATGATTTGAAGCCTGTGCCAGATCAGAACGGATACATTGCGTATTACAAGCCGAGCGATGCATACAAAAAGCTGAACAAAGTTGACAAGATTCCTGTTGAAGATGTGATTCACTTCATGCTAACCAACCCTGCATCGCTCTATTGGGGTATGTCACCGATGGAAGCAGCAGCCAACAGTATCGATACTGATGCTGATGCTGTGACGTGGAACAGGTATTCATTCAAGAACAGAGCGCAGCCTGCTGGTATTCTAAAACTCAAAAGCGAGGGCACAGACGATCAGTACGATGATGTTATGGCCGATATGGAAAAATACTATATGGGTGCAGAGCAAGCCAGGACACCGATGGTTATTGAAGCAGACACAGCCGAGTGGATCCAGACAGCCAATGGTCCTCTTGAAATGGACTTCCTAAATGGACGTAGGTTCACCAGGGAAGAGATCAGCGCGATATTCAAAGTGAACCCTGTGCTGTTGGGTTCTATGGATGCCAGCACATACAACAATGTGAAAGAGGCTCAGAAGCAGTTGTGGAATCGTGCAATCATTCCAATACTGTATGGTTTTGAGGCTGCACTTGATATCCAACTGGCACAGCAGTTCGGTGAAGATCAGCGCGTGGCGTATTCACTTGATGGCATCCCTGCAATCGTAGCGGATACCATCGACAAACTTGAAAGCATTAAGATTTTGTGGGGTATGGGATACCCGTTGAATGATGCAATCAAAGCCGTTGGTGCGAGGTTACCGGAAGTCGATGGTGGTGATGTGTCCTATGTGCCCACCAATGTAATACCTGCCGACGATATCAACAGCATTGCCAGTAGCGGCAGCGATGGAAATGACCTGTAATTGCCACCACCATAGCAAGGGGATTGCGAAGCATCTGATATATCCGAGCTATTGTGAAGTCGTACTTGCAGTGCGCAAGGCAAAAAAAACACCACTCAACAGCATCAGCAGTATCGATGATCTCAATAAGCTAATCGAGAAAACTGATCCTGATTATGTTCGCTTTATGAACAGCACTTGGAAAGCACAAGAAGCCGATATCAGCATTGCAGCTATGGAGCGAGCAGTAATAGCTGGCAACATAGACGAGGTTCAAATTGCGGTATGGCGTGAAATGTACGCCGATACCATCAATACAAAGATGGCTCCGCTATGGGAAAAGGCTGCTGAGGGTGGTTATCTAACTGTTGCCGAGGGATTGAGCAATATAGGTGCAGCAGTTGAGTGGGAACCTATCGCTAAGATTATGAATAAATGGTCGAAGCGACATGCAGCAAAGCTGGTTACTCAACTATCGAACCAACAAAGACTTGCTGTAAATCACTTGATTACTCATTACACATCGGTGAACCCGATCAACCCCAGGGCAGCAGCTAAGTTGATTCGTCCACTGGTAGGACTGACAGACCGTGACGCACAGACCGTGGCGAAGTCCAGGGACAAAATATACAGTGATTTGATCAAGGATGGTGCAACCAATTCGAGGGCTTCTGCGGTAGCAGACAAGCGAGCAGCACGTTACACCAGTGTAATGCAGAATCGTCGGGCACTGAATATTGCCCATACAGAACAGGCTAAAGTGTGGAACCGTGGGGCCAATGAGTCTATCAATACGATGATCAAAGAGGAACGTATTGTCGGAAAGATCAACAAAGAATGGTACACGGCAGTGGACGAACGTGTCTGCGATATCTGTGGCCCATTGCATGGTACGGTAGTTGCATTCGATGAGATATTCGAAACCGAAACAGGCAAGGAAACTATCACCACTCACACCTCGGATATCCCACCAATTCACAATCGATGCCGGTGTGTTTTGATCTATATCCACGTACAATAAACAAGGTTCAATAAATTTACTTGACACGGACAATCATATTTGAGACTATTCAGACAACGAAGTGAGTTTAAATAATGGCTATCGAAATCAAGAAAAATGCTGATGGGACTTATTACCGCCGTGGACAAGACGGTGATAAAATCACGAAGTCATTCCAAATTCGTGAACTCAAAGCAGTGCCCAAGCAGCGTATCATTTCAGGCTATGCGAATGCGTTTGATGTGCTGGACTCCTGGGGTGATATCACCGTCAAGGGTGCGTTTCTAAAAAGCATCAAAGAAAAGCTTAACAGGGGTAAAATTAAGTTTCTAGATTCTCATGGTCGCGGCATTGGTATTGTTACCAAAGCGTTTGAGGATGATAAAGGCTTGTATATCGAGGCCAAGATATCCGAGACACCGCGTGGCGATGAGATATTGATCCTGGCCCAAGATGGTGTCATGGATGAAATGTCCATAGGCTATTTCGCTACGAAGTATCTATGGGATGATACACCTGAAACCGTTGCCAAGTATGACCAGCCTGTGCGGTTCTTACTTGAAATCGATCTGTATGAGGTGTCCATCGTCCTGTGGGGTGCTAACGGTGATAGCGAAGTCGATGGAGTCAAGGACGGTAACGATCCTTTGGCTAAAATTAATGCTGAACTCACAAAGCTACAAAACGAAATAAAAGCTATGCGTGATGAATTGCAACTCGCTTCAGGTAAGAAACAAAAAACCATTGACACCGATGTCAATGATGGGTTAAAAGAACTTTTAGAACTTACGAAAACAAATGTTTCTGAAATCCAAGGAGGATCACAATCATGAAACGTTCCACCAATACCCGATATCGTTCCAAACGACAGCGCAAAACTTCCGCTGACTCCGACGATGAAGACCCCGATGGCGGCACCGAGAACACCGTCACTGAACTGAAAACGAAACTCAACGAGTATAACGAACTCGTTAAAAAGCATAAGGCGACTGCCGATGCTGCCGAGGCCAAAGCTACCGAGCATGGTACTCGTTTGACCGCGATGGATGCCGAGCTTAAAACGCTCAAAGAAACCATCGATGGCAAGGCCGAAGAAATTTCCACCATGAGTATGTCTCTGAAAGCAGAGCAGAAGCGTGGTGAAGAATTGGAAGCCCGTTTGAATTCCAAGGGTGCCCCTGGTGAAAAGTCCGAACTCACCACATTGGGTAATCAGGTCACCGACCTGGACGAATACAAGAACTTGCTTCGAACCAAGTCCCATGTGAGTTTCGATGTCAAGGGTTCTTTGTTCCTGATCCGCAAGTATGCTGGCACCAACCAGATGGAAAAGAAAGCATTGTCTGATGCTTCCATCGATGCCCTGGTTACCATCAGTGGTGATCGCATCACCGATATCGTCGAAGATGCCAAGCGCACTCTGACGATTCGTGACCTGTTGGGATTCGCTCGCACCGATCAAGCGAACATCTTTTGGGTTGAGAAAACTGGTTTCTCCCAACTGTATGCTCAGTTGAAAGCCGTGTTGAATGCAGGCACCAAGACCATGACGGTCGATAACGGAACTGGCTTCTTCGTAGGTCAAGTTATTGATATCGGCACTGGTGTACAGTTGGAGAGTGGCACTATCGCTACCGTGACTGTGACTCCTACCAAAGACGATGCCAGTGGCATGACCGTCTATCCTGGTGTCATCGTGCTGACCGCCAACGTAACCAACACCCATGTGAAGAATACCCAAGTCACCTCTGACAACTTTGCGTATACTCCGCATACTTACCTGAAGCCGAAAGCCAATATCGTTTTCGAGGACAAGAACACTCCTGTCAAAACTTTGGCGCACAACATTCCCATCGCCAAACAGTCGTTGGCTGATTTCCCCTACATCCAAAGCATGATCAACAACGATCTGCTTTATGGTTTGGATTATTCCACCGAATACCAAATCATGTATGGCCAGGGTGACAGCTATCCTAACCAACTCTCCGGCATCATGAACAATGCCAACGTGCCCACCTACAAGTGGAGCGATGGTACTGCTGGTGATAACAAAGCAGACGCAGTACGCCGTGCAATGACTCTGGCTCGAAAAGCTGAGTATCCAGTGACCGGCGTTGTACTGCATCCAGACGATCTGGAACATATCGAATTGCTGAAAGACGATAATGGCGCATACATTATCCTGACCAGCATCCAGACCGATAGCGTTGCAAAGCTGTTCCGTGTTCCCGTAGTGGAAACCCAGTCGATCAAGTCTGGTGAATTCCTGCTCGGCGCATTCGGACTCGGTGCCCAATATTGGGAACGTGAAGAATCCGCCATCAACGTGTACTACGAACACTTGGACTATGCAGCCAAGAACATGGCACTGTTGCAAGCCGAACAGCGTGGATGCCTGACTGTATCTCGCCCGGAAGCATTCGTGGCTGGCTCCTTCGATTACGCTCCTGGCTCGTCCAGCTAAGTGATTGAAAGAAAAGAATTATGAAGCATAACGTGACCATAGTCGCCAGCAAAACATTTCCTTGCTCTGCCGGATTGGTTGATCAAGGAAGTAAAGTTGTTCTGCCATCAGACGAAGCAGAAGCATTCGTTGCTGGTGGCTGTGCACGTTATGTGAAAGTGATGTCTCCTGTTGAGAAAAAGCCTGGGCCTGTGCATCCTTCCAAGCAATCAAAAACAAAACCTAAAAAAGTTGTTAATGATGATCAGGACCGCAAGGATGCACAAGGCCACAGTGCCCTTGAAAAGAAATAGCACAGTGCCCTTGAAAAGAAATAGTTTTCTCCTGCGATTGCTGCCCCGCCGTCG